TTTCAATATTATTATTTCAGGTACAGAGGATGATGTAATTAGTTATATTGAAGAGTTCAAAACAAAGTTTTTTGGATTAAATATGGAAAATGTAGCATTTCCACGATCTGTTAATGGACTTAAAAAATATAAAGATTCCTCTACAATTTATAAAAAATCTACACCAATTCATGTTAAGGGTTCATTGATTTATAATCATATGCTCCGGACAAAGAAACTTACAAAAAAATATCCTGTAATTCAAGAGGGTGAGAAAGTTAAGTTTGTCTATCTTAAAGATCCGAATCCGGCAGGTGACAAAGTAATTTCTATATTAAATAGTTTACCTAAAGAATTTGAATTGGAAAAATATATAGATTATGATACACAATTTGAAAAGGCCTTTGTTGAACCATTGAAGGGGGTATTGAATGTTATTGGATGGGACACTGAAAGAAGATCAAGTTTAAATGAGTTTTTCGTATGAATATTTGGGTAGAATATTGGGAAAAATCTAAAAAAGTATCACTCAATACTCATGCTCAAATAAGAGAATTAGATAAGTGGGTTGAACCAGATCCCGAAAAGATTGACAGAAGATATTGCCAAAATATGAAGGAAGCTCAACGTTTTGCAAAATCAATGGAAGAACGAAAATATCATACAAGGATAAAAACAGATGGAACCAATTGATTATGGCGGATGGCTCATTGAAGATCTAAAAGCACACTACAAAGAAACGATTAAAGAAAGAGATAGGTCGGAGATGTTTTCTGACCGTGCAGAACTTAATAAACAATCATTGTTGATTATGACAGAAATTTTGAAAAGGAAAGAGGAAAATGAATGAATATTTTGATGATTTATTGAAAGCAACCGGCAATGAATACGGATCAAAAGTATCTGATGGTATAGAAGCTGGTGATGTTTCTGGTTACATAGATACTGGTAGTTATATTTTAAACGCATTAATTTCAGGAGATATTTATGGAGGAATACCAACGAACAAAATTACTGCTTTCGCGGGTGAAACAACAACTGGAAAGACCTTTTTTGTATTGGGTATTGTCAAACAGTTTCTTGCAGATAATCCTAGCGGCGGTGTTCTTTATTTTGAGTCTGAATCTGCACTTACTAAACAAATGATTGAAGACAGGGGAATTGACTCTTCACGAATGATAATACTCCCTGTCACCACAATTCAAGAATTTACTCATCAAGCACTCAAAGTAGTGGAGAAACACATGGAAGGTCAAGAAGACCGTCCATTGATGATGTGTTTAGATTCTCTTGGTATGTTATCTACTACTAAAGAAGTAACCGATATTTCTGATGGTAAAGAAACTAAAGATATGACACGGGCACAGTTAGTCAAGGGAGCATTTAGAGTCCTGACATTGAAACTGGGCAAAGCTGGAATTCCACTTTTAGTTACTAATCACACATACAAACAAGTCGGGACCATGTTTCCTCAAGATGTAATGGGAGGCGGTAGTGGAATACATTATGCTGCATCAACCATTGTATTTCTCTCTAAGAAGAAAGAAAAAGACGGTACTGAGGTTGTTGGAAACATAATACATTGCAAAAATTACAAATCAAGATTGACAAAAGAAAACAAAAAAGTTGATGTTCTCTTACGATATGATCAGGGATTAAATAGACATTACGGTTTATTATCTTTGGCTGAAGAAGCTGGAATTTTCAAAAAGGTATCTACACGTTATGAATTGCCGGATGGTTCTAAAATGTTTGGAAAACAAATTGGAGAAGAACCAGAAAAATATTTTACTAAAGATATACTTGAAAAATTGAATGAATTCGCCAAGAAGACTTTTTTATATGGAGGATTTGATGAATGATGTTATTGACCCTTTTTTAGATAGGATAGAAGACCCCTATAAAATGATTTCAAATCCAAATAAACCAGAAGATAATCGTATTTGTATTCTAGTTCAGGACGCATCTCCGTTTGATGGCGCTGTTATACAATATACAAAATTTCAATTAGCAGATAAAGAAAATAACGATGAGTCGATAGATTGTAAATACGAATATGAAATAATAATACCTCCTCACGATTTAGGGCATAAGATTAGTGATGAAGAGGGTGATAATTTTGAGAGAAGTTTAGGTGAATGGATCATAGACATTTTACAAAAACAAATGGAGAAGAAAAATGCCAGTACACAAACATCTGATTATTCGGGCAGAGGTGAATCGCCCACTAGTGACAGAAAGATCAGTTAAACAATGGCTTCGGAATTTAGTAAAAAAAATAGATATGAACATCATCAAGGGTCCATATGCAGCCTATGTTTCCAAAGAGGGAAATTGTGGAATGACAGCCGTTGTGATGATAGAAACTTCTCATATATCAATACATATATGGGACGAAAATTTGCCAGCATTGGTTCAATGTGATGTATATTCATGTGCAGAATTTTCATCGAATGAAGTTCTTGCAGAGTTTATGATGATGGATGTAACGAAAATGGATTACATGTTGTTGGACCGTGCCGAAGAAATAAAATCAACATTTTCTACTAAGGCTCATTAGTCTGGGCCACATTACAGAACGGAATATAATGAACAACGAAGAAGAACATAAACAACAGCAGCAACAAGGTCATCCAGATCCAGCAACAGAATTATTTTTAAGGGGTCATCATATATTCATGGAAGATGTGACACAAGAATCAATGAAGCCGCTGATAAATTGGATCATTGCTGAAAACTTCAACAAGGAAAAGAAAAAGGAAGAACTAACTTTGGGGATATGTTCTCGCGGTGGTGATCTGAATGCATGCTTTGCCTTAGTGGATATAATGAAAGGTTCAAAGATTCCAATTCGTACTATCGGCATGGGAATGATTGCTTCCTGTGGATTAGTAATATTCATTTCAGGAACTAAAGGAAATCGAATCCTCACACCAAATACCTCTATACTTTCCCATCAATATTCATGGGGCGCATACGGAAAAGAACATGAATTGTTTGCAACAGTAAAAGAGTATGATTTAACTACACAGCGAATGATTTCTCACTACAAAAAATGTACTGGCCTGTCAGAAAAAGACATTCGAAAGTATCTCCTACCACCGCACGATGTTTGGCTTTCTGCTAAAGAAGCAAAAAAATTAGGATTGTGTGATTTAATTACAGCAACATATTAGGATAATCTATGCAACAAAGAGTTGAAGCACTGATACTAAAAAACTTAATGCACAATGAAGAATATTCACGAAAGGTTTTGCCATTTCTCAATAAAGAATACTTCATGGAGCATACGGATAAATTATTATATGAACAAGTTAGTACCTTTATTAACAAATATAATAACCTACCAACTAAAGAAGCATTAACAATAGAATTAGATAACACATCATTGAAGGAAGAAGAATTTGAAGATGTAATAGGTCTTTTGGGTTATCTGGAAGGAGAAAAGAATGAGAAACCAGACCTCACATGGTTATTGGAAACAACAGAAAAATTCTGTCAGGACAAGGCAATCTACAATGCCGTTGTCAGTTCAATCAAGATATTGGATGAACCCGAAAAATCTAAGGCTGACAAAGGTGCTATTCCTGAGTTGCTTACCGATGCTCTTTCTGTTTCTTTTGACCCTCATGTCGGCCATGATTACCTTTTGGATTCTGATGATCGTTATACATATTATCATCGTATCGAAAAGAAAATTCCTTTCGATTTGGAATACTTTAATAAAATAACACAAGGCGGATTATCTTCTAAGACTTTGAATATAGTAATGGCGGGAACTGGTGTTGGTAAGTCATTGTTTATGTGTCACTTCGCATCTAATTGTTTATCACAGGGTTATAATGTTTTGTATATTACTTTGGAAATGGCAGAGGAACGAATTGCAGAAAGAATTGATGCGAATTTGTTGAATATTCGTTTAGATGATTTGGTAAGTCTCCCAAAATCAATGTATGATAAAAAAATGGAAGACCTACGAAGTAAATTTTCTGGAAGATTGATTATCAAGGAATATCCCACAGCAGCTGCAAGTACCAATCATTTTAGAGCATTATTGAATGAATTGAACCTGAAACGAAACTTTAAACCGAATATAATTTTTGTTGATTATATTAATATTTGTTCTTCTGCTAGAATTCGGCCGGGGCAATATGTAAATTCGTATAGTTATGTGAAGTCAATTGCTGAGGAACTACGTGGATTGGCAGTGGAATTTGATGTTCCTATCCTGTCAGCAACACAGACAAATAGACAAGGATTTCAAAATACAGATGTGGGCCTAGAGGACACAAGCGAAAGTTTTGGTCTTCCAGCAACAGCAGATTTCATGTTTGCAATTATCAGTAATGACAAGTTAGAAGAGGTAGGACAAATATTGGTTAAACAATTGAAGAATCGTTATGGTGATCCAACTGTCAATAAGAAATTTTTGGTTGGAATAGACAGAGCAAAAATGAAACTTATTGATTTAGGTGATGAATCTCAATCTGATTTAGTAGATACTGGCAAAGTAGAAGAAGATGACGATACACCCTCATTTGATAGAGCCACTAAAGGCAAAATGATGAATAAAAAAGATTTTGGGGAGTTTAAATTTGAATGATAACGATAACGTAGTTTTTCTAAATAAATGGAAATTTGACAATAAAGAACGAAGGAAAAAAGAAGAACAATCCCGAAAAGTTCCCATCCTCAAGGCATTCTTGCCAAATGAGTACTACATTTTCCCTGAAATGGGATTAATGGTCCATGTCTTATTCGTTACGGACAAAAGCATACATTATGATGAAAACGCGGTTTACGTGATGGAAGACCAGTACGGCAATTTCTTTGCTGATGTGGTCGAAGAAGAAAGTTGCGAAGGATGGCATGCAGTCACAAAGGATGTTTTTCTGAAAGCCGTTGAAGATAATATGCAACCAGACCCGCCTGGACCGATAGTTGGATGATTTGTTATTATAAATATATCAGTAAAGTGTATTCTAATCTTAGGGGATAAATGAAGTCTTTAGTCGGTTATATCAAAGAACAAAAAGCTCCAACGAATGTTGGTATCTATCGAGCATTGTACGCAACTAAGAAAGTGGGCTACCATTCAAATGATAGCGCCCCAAGAGTTAGTAATTCAGAAAATTTAAGTGATGATGATTTTATTCAATTAATTAAAGATACGTTTGATGGAGCAACAGATGTAACAAAACATGCGCCAGAAACAGGTCCAAATGACAGCAGAACATGGACCATGTTTGTGTTTAATTGGAATGGTAGAGTAGATTGTAGAGTATGGCTAGCTGGAGAGATTAAAGGAAGAGGAAGCAAACAAACTACTGAGCAAGAAGTTTCGTGGTTACTAGTTTTAGCAGCAATGTATTATAATATGGACATAATAAATGCCAGCACCGATACAAAAGAACATGCAACTTTGAATGAAATGCTGGCTAAAAATGTATATGAAAGAGTATATGGTGCGAATGGTAAAGCATTAGATAGAGCGGGCGCAGTAGGATTAGCAGACTGGCTAATGAAGAACCCGAAATGGCTAGCAGGTCATTTGTCACAATGCGAGAAATTTATAAACCTAGAAGTAAATTCTCCAGCAAGATTCGTAAAAGACAGATCAACTATACCTATTGTTAAGCAGGCAAAAAAAATATTTCACACTTCTGTGCCAGACCAGAAATTTGATAAAGATAAGTGGAATCCTGCAGATGTCTGGTTGGAATATGAAGATTTTGTACCCGACAATTTCGATACTTTGGATCAACTAAATAAATATCTTAAAACTTCAATACAACTTGGAAACGGTATTATAGGGGTATCTTTAAAGGCTGGAAGTGGCTCCCCAAAACCAATTAACATGCAAGGTTTTGTACCAAATTATAAAGTTACAGAGATTAACTTATGGTACGGAGACTTCCTAGCTCAAAATGTAACCACAGAATATGTTGGTACTGAGTTGACAGGATTTTCAGTAATGTATAGGTTATTTGATGCAAAAGCTACTTCAACAATAAGAGGCGAGGCATCAAAAAAGATGTCAAAAGCGATGCATGGTAAAGTGTTTTTGCAATACATGGATTATCTCTTGGGAAAACAAAGCGTTAAACATGTAGAATCTGTCAAAGGAAAATTTGTTAAACAAGAGTATAATCCTAAAACCAAAAAAGATGAATATGTATGGACCGGCAAAGGTGAAGATGCATTAAATAAAGTAAAACGATTTTGGAATATTTTAGTTAGTTCTGATATGTTTGGATATAATAGCGCAGGACAAAAGGATAAAAATACTTATATTAAACTTTTGAATAGGAGTACGAATAATCAGGAATTTTTAGATTATCTCACAAAAACAGGAATAAAGAAAAGGATAAGTGAAACATCAATGCAGACAAGAGTTTCTGCAAGATTCCAAACTATTGTGTTGGGGGCATTATTTGCGGCAGTAAAAAACAAAAATACAGAACAATTTTATAAGCTTGCATTAGGTATGTTATTGTATGGAAAATCTGAATCTGCTTGGTCTGCTCCACATTATAAGGTAGAATAATGTTTGCATTCACTTCTTTCCTAACTGAACAAAAGAATCTCCACATGGAGCACCTTGAAGATGAGGTGTTAAATGGTGGAGTGGCTGGAACAAGGGGAGCACTAAACTTCCTTCAAGGTCTAAGAGATATGTTAGCTGGAAACGCCGATGCTTCTGTTAATGTAACCGTAAAGTGGGACGGAGCACCAGCAGTGTTCGCTGGCTATAATCCAGAG